TATGCGGCATACCGTCGTAGTTCGGCGACCTCGGGCAGAGCAAATTTGCCCGCAGCTCCGCAAGTCTCTCACGGTCAAGTTCTATCTCTTTATCAAGGTAGTACAGCTGCGACAACTCTTTAAGCGTCATTTGACAGCCTCCTCTCGGGTCTTATCGTGCTTTTCAATCTCCGGCTTCAGACAATGCCGAAACGGGCACAGAGGCTTTTCTCCGCCGGTCTGGACGAGAAACACGCAATGCTCATTCGGGCACATCTCAGGCACTGCCATCACCTTCCAATAGCTCGGGGTTATCATAGATATTGCCGATGACCTCTATATCGTGGTCGTAAAAGTTATCCATAACATAGCAAATACTGTTGCCATAAACTTGAAAACAGGATTCATCAAAAGCAACTTGATAAGGCTCCTCATTGCCTTTCAACAAAACAATATCGCCCTCGAAAATTTTCGTGCCGTTTTTGTCTGCCAAACCTGTGTACTGCCCTATCGTTTCAGGGATTACCACCCTTTTGCTATTATTGGTGCAAATCTGCCAGTCGCCGTCATAACAGCGAATAGGCACACCGAAATACCACATACCATCATTATATTTTTTATCGCCTTTGCCACGGAAAAGTATCTCACGCATTGTTATTACCTCCGTCCATTTTTTGCGCTCGACTGCAAAAATCTTTTTCAGTAACATACCCGCCGAACTCGTTACAAAAATGATAGTTGTTAGATTTCATAAGTTCATAATTTTTGCAATCCTTGCATCTGACAATTTCTGAAACATCTACGGCGGGAGCTTCTTTTAAAATTTTAACAGCGGCGTTCCAACCTTCCGCATAGCTTTTGTTTTCAAAAACATCTCGGTTGCATGAACCTATTCCAAGTGCGGCGCGGTCAATATAATCACCCATTCTTTACCTCCGGTCGGTCAAGCACACGTCCGCAACAAGGGCATATGTAATAGCACTCTTCGCTTATCGGCTTCTCTGGTATCTGCTTTTTGAGAGCTTCTATGATTAACTCGTAGCAATCTTTTGAAATACACATTTCACAATTATCTGTGTTTCGATAAAGATAAACTCGATGCAATACCTCACGAAGCTCATCTTCATACATCATAGTCGTCACTCACTTTCAAAAATCCCGTTTCAATGAGTTCGCGACCGCATTTCGGGCAAACATACCGACTATCATCTCCTGTCTCGAATATCTTGCAGCAGTAATAACATCTCAGGCAGTGTGTTTCCCGGTCACTCATCCGCTCCCGTATGTAGCGCCTGTTGGTCTCTTCCTGGGTTATTTGTTTCAGCATGGCAGCTCCTCGATTCTCACATAAATTCCCGGCACGGCAGCCCAAAACTTTTCACTGATCTCAGATGCGACCTGCGCATCGTCCTTCCAAAAGCGCAGCCGGGTCATGCAGTCTTTCAAGGCTTTCTCGAGATTGTCCGTATCGGGCTTCGAGGTTTTCCATTCCCCGTCTCTGTGCTTAGTCCCTGTATTGCTGAAGCACCATTTGACCATCAGCCTGACCGCGCCCGAATACGGTTCCTGCGGAATGTGTTCTGCCAGGTGTGCCGTCAGCTTACTCCTTGCCGCTTTCAGCTCGGTTGAATCGTACATTATCGCCTTACCGTTTTTGACGGTTATCTTTTTGTCGTGATGCGTTACCGTGGGCGGATGCATCGGCATGAAAAATTCAGTTGTCATTTCAGTTTCCTTTCTTTTTTGTTTTTGAAAATCGCCCTTGTCAAGGTAGGGAAGAAGTTGTGTGCGGCGGCAGCCTAAGCCGCCACACTTCTTTCCCTTGACTTTGAGGGAAGGGAATTTCCCCACTTATATATGAAATATATAAGTGTTTTTTCCCTCAGAGGGAATTTCTCGATTTTTTATCGACTTTTTCCTTGTGAGGGAATTTCTCGATAACCATTCGACTTTTTCCCTTGTAGGGAACGGGAAATTTTATCGACTTTTTCCCTCGTTTTTCTTTCCAACTTCTCCGTCGTCAATCCAAAAACCACCATGCTCTGTCAACCTTTTGCGAACCGTTTTCGCTGTTACTCCGAGATATTCAGACAACTCATTCACTGTTACCCGTCCATCCATATTGCAGGCATCGAAAGCAGTTTCTATGCTGCTTGTTCTATCCTTTTTTCGCTCGGATGAGGCCTTTTTGCTGCTGAAGTTTCTCCTGAAAGGCGAGTTTTTCGAATTAAAATCGCTATCCGGCTTTATGTCCTCCAGCACGCCGGTATCATCTATCCGATGTACAGGATAATCGAACCAAAGGTTGACCGGAGCGAACTTCGGGAACTCACGCAAAGTACCTTCAATCCGCCACGCCGTTCGCTGCTCGATCATATTCCACGAAGCTCTTACTTCGGAGAGCATAAGGTCACGAGATGCCGGAGAAAGACTCTCGCCGCACATTTTGAGCAGCTCGTGCGCGGTGTTTTCTTCGTCCTGCGACGGTTCCGGCAGCTTGAAGCGGCGCATCCATTTAAGGCAGATTTCACACTGCGCCTTGTCCTCTTGCTGTTTGCGGATACCGTCGGTTATATCAAGCTCTATGAGGTCGAGCAGCGCGTCGGGGTCGCGGGCGAACACTCCGCTGCCGGACGCTCTGTCCATGCTCCTCTTGCCGCCCTGAGCGCCTTTTGAATGGTGGTGGCAGTAGATAACCGCACACCCGAGCTCGGTACAGACCTTGTCAAACTGGTTGCAGAAATGCGCCATCTGATCTGCGCTGTTTTCATCGCCTGTGATGATTTTATAAATCGGGTCAATGACAATGGCGATATAGTTTTTCTTTGCGGCGCGTCTGATGAGCTTCGGCGCGAGTTTATCCATCGGAATGGACTTGCCGCGCAGGTTCCACACATCGATGTTGTGCAGGTTTTCCGCAGCCCAGCCGAGCGTTGTATAGACATCTTTAAAACGGTGCAGACAGCTCGCACGGTCAAGCTCGAGGTTGACATACATTATCTTGCCCTGGGTACATTTGAAGCCCAGCCATTCGCGCCCCTCGGCTATGGCGCAGCACAGCTCTATCAGCGCGAAAGACTTGCCGGCCTTTGACGGTCCTGCGACAAGCATTTTGTGTCCCTGCCGCAGAACTCCGTCTATAAGCGGCGGCGCAAGCTCCGGCAGGTCGTTCCACACATCGGCAACGCTCTCCGGATCCGGCAGGTCGTCGTTTATGCTTTCAATCCATTCTTTCCATTCGTTCCATGAACTCTTGCCGATGTTTGTGTCGAGCAGATACTGCTTCTTTCCGTTGCGCTCCACGCCCGGCATACGGCTCAAACGGGACGGGTTTTTGTTTTGGCGGTCGATGTCTATGCCGTTTTTCTTGCACACATCATAGAGGTAATCAACACGCTTGCGGTATTCGTCAAAGTTCGCGGCATCGATGCGTACAATGGCGTGCAGGCTCTTTCCTCCGCTGTAAACGAGACAGGCAATCGGCAGCTCGAGCTCGCGTATTATCTGGTTTTGATGGGTGATGTCGGTCGTATCGGATTCGACCAGAGCATATCGGAACTCCGTCACATTTTCATTTTTGACGCCTTTGCCGTCCAGAGGATTGAAGCGTATCCACGCCCCCGCCTCCGGCTTGCAGTCGCCTATTACGCGACCTATGTCGCCCTCGCATTTGCTCAGAGCCTCTATAAGCTCTCCCGCAGTCCTGGTATACACGCCTTTCGTCGGCAGGTATTTACTGTCTTTTTCCCAGCTTTCGGTGACATAACCGACCGTCTCCCCCGCCTCAAAGAGCGTTTCGAGATATTTGGTAATCTGCTCTACGGGATTCCATTTGTCGGGAATATTCAACTCCTTGCCTTCAATCCAGCTTTTGTCGACAAGAACAAGATCATCCTTTTGTTCTCCGATAACGCTGTCCCAATCGAGTGCGCCGTCATCCGCCTGAAAATGCCAGCCGTTGTCTTTTGCCATCTGAACGATAGTCCCCGCCGTAACCGGTGCCGCGGCACCGTTGAAGGTATTCCACTTTTTTTCGCAGTCGCCGGCATGATAGCGCTTGTCCGGGCGTGACCATTCATCCCAGTCATCGCAGCTGTATCCCTCATATTTGAGCGCCATGCCGACCTCCACCCATTCGGAATATGTGCAAGCAGCCGGGTCTATGTATTTTATCAGCTCTTTCAGGTCGAGCTTTTCCTCTGTCATATCGTCATTGCCTCCGGTTTATAGTCTTTAGGCACAATGCCGCGCGGAACACGCCAATCGTTTGCAGCTATGCGATTTATCATCTTTGTTGCAGCGTCAAAGCTCCATTCGCCTACATGCAGAAAACCGCGGGATTCCAAAAAGCGTATCTGTTTCGGCGTTGTGAGACCTTCTTCGCGGCGCTTGCTGAGGCGGTCAAGCAGAAGCTTTGCCTTGCCGGCGTTCTCGATTGCGTCGGGAAATATACCGAGCTTTTCGAGCGTTTTAATCTGTTTTTCCGTCGGCGGAGCACATTCCCACCCAAATGCCGGGACATAGCTTGAAAGATCCTGCGCGGAAATCGACATTTCATACTGCAGCGGGTCTACAAGCTTACGCTTGCGCTTCCTCATTTCCTTGAGCTGTGCTGCAAGAGCCTCTTCGCGCTGAGCGACGACATCGCTCTCGGCCTGCTGCTCGGCAGCCTCAATATCAACCGGACAACCTGCCGCTTCGATATTCTCCGTCATTTTCTTGGCGACTTCTTCGCTTTCACATATCAGATGAGCAGGATGACAAAGTTCATGGCGCTCTGTATGCCACAAGAAATCGAGTAGCAGAAGATCCTTTTTGCCGGGTGCAAGGCGCGTTCCGCGCCCAACCATTTGGCTGTATAGGCTTCTGACCTTTGTTGGTCTTAATACAATGACACAGTCGACTGCCGGACAGTCCCAGCCTTCCGTCAAGAGCATGGAGTTACAAAGCACATTATATCCGCCGCGCTCAAAAGCTTCGATTATCTCCGCTCTGTCCTGACTTCCGCCGTTGACTTCCGCAGCCTTGAAACCGCGCTCATTCAGAATATCCCGAAATTTTTGCGAGGTCTTTATAAGCGGCAGAAACACGACTGTTTTGCGCTCCTTGCAGTTCTTTATCATCTCGTCGGCAATCTGATACAAATACGGATCCAGGGCGTTGTCGATATCGGCCGCCTTGAAATCCCCGTTCTGCATAGATACGCCCGTTAAGTCGAGAGCTAAAGGAATCGTGAGGGCTTTTATAGGCGAAAGATAACCGTCTTTGATAGCCTGCGGAAGAGTGTATTCATAAGCAAGGGAATCAAAGTATGTGCCGAGATTGCGCATATCGCCTCTGTCCGGCGTAGCGGTGACGCCTAAGACATGCGCGTCTCCAAAGTGCTCAAGCACGCGCTGATAACCATCGGAAAGACAGTGATGCGCCTCGTCGATGATTATGGCGTCAAAATAGTCGCTGTCGAACTGTTTGAGCCGTTTTTCTCTCTGTAAAGATTGCACCGAACCAACGGTTATACGGTACCAGCTGCCGAGGCAGCTTTCTTCGGCTTTCTCTGTGGCACACATCAAGCCGGTAAATTTCAGTATTTTGTCCGCCGCTTGTTCAAGCAGCTCGCCGCGGTGAGCGAGCACAAGAACCCGCTCACCGTTCTGAACACACTGCTTTGCAACATTAGCGAAAACGACTGTTTTGCCGGTGCCGGTCGGCAGGACAAGCAATGTGCGGTTATTGCCGCTCGCCCACTCGTTGAATATTGCCCGTTCTGCTTCCAGCTGATAAGGTCTCGCGTCCAAGGATTAAAAATTCCCCGGAGTGAAAGCGGGACGCTGAGTGGATTCGTCCGGCTCAAGGAATTTCTTGACCTCGTTGTAATAATTATCGTTGTAAAGCCTCTGCCCTATCTTGCAGCGGCCTTTTGAACCTACAACCTGTGCCCAGTTCATTCTCAGAGGTTCGCCGTGTTTCTTCTGACCGATACTGATAAAAAACGCGCACACAAGCCCTTCTGTTTTACGCGAGAGGAAAAGATTATGTTTGACGATAGCTGTACCCTGCGGCGCATCTATCTGAAGCGTAAGCTCTGCCTTCGGGCAGGCAGACATTTTCTCCGAGCCGTTGAAATAGCCGCGCTCAAAGCTTTTGACGGTGAATTCATATTCCCCTTCCGGCAGAAGTACAAATTCGTTTTCGGCTTCAATAACGCTGTCCCAATCAAGGGCGTCGTTTCTGTTGGTGTTGTAGTTTTCGCTCATGGTTGTTAATACTCCTTTTTATTTAAAATTTTCTTATATGATTGACGATGATATCGTAGACCTGCTCCCATGCACCGATAAGGCAACCGTTAATGAAAGCTTCGCCATAATTGAGAATCGGTGTGTCGGCAGTGAAGTAACCTTTCCACGCTACTGCATTTCTAAGCTCATCTTCGGTAACATTGTTCGCCGCCATGAGTTCACGTAGCGCTGCCGGTAAGTCGGAGTTCGGCTCAACGGACGCGGTGAGCTTATCGGTGTCGGCGACGGCATCGGCGGTAAACTCGTCGATTTTTGCCTTGAGCTCCTCTATGCTTTTTTTCGGCGGGTCGGGCAGCGCATTCGTCTGCGGCTTATCTTCCGGCGCCGCTGCGACATATGCACCGGAAGACGGAATAAACGGTGCGATGACGCTGAAATCGAAATCGACCTCGTCCGGCAGCCCGTATCTGTTCTTCGCATCCCAGCAGGGATGATGATTGGTATACATTACCCTTCTGCCGCCCTGTGCCTTTCTGCTGTCGGTCTTCTCGTCCTTTATCACGAACGTCTTATAGTTGACGAAGAGAACCGTGTCTGCCCATTCTTTTACGATCGGCGCGACATTTTTTGAAAGTTTCATCTCCCAGCGGTCGTATGCGCCGAGCTCGTCCGGCTGCTCAAACTTACGCATTTTGGCGTGAGCGGTCAGCACGACGTTAATACCTTTTGATATAATCTCATTGAGCAGGTCAAGAAGTCTGCCGAACTCTTCGTAGAGCTTTGTATAGCCCTTGCCGTATCCGAAGTCCTCAATGCTCTGTTTGTGATTTACGGAACATATATGATTACTTGCAAGCTGTTCTGCCCAGTCCGCTGTGTCGATGACAAGCGTCATACACAGTTCTGGGTGATCGCGAACATATTTGACCTCTTCGAGAAGCATCGTCCAACTGCTCGGTTTGTCAAAACGCTTAACGTTCAGCCTCTTTGTGCTGCCTTCCGTGTCGATGAAAATCGCGCCCGGGAACTTGGAAGCAAAGGTTGATTTGCCGATTCCCTCCGGACCGTAAACTATGACCCGCTGTGCATCTTCGATTATTCCTGATGTTATGTTCATTAAAACTGTCCTGCCTTCCATGCTTTTTTAGTCTCTTTTTTAGTCTCCGTCGGTTCGTTCACCACATATCCGTCCTCTATAAGGACACTACATTCATCGCCGGTGCTGACCCTCGTTGCTATCGCCTGCAGCCCCTCAGACTCAAGCCATTTGCCGAACTCAGCAAGAGTGTCAAGATCCATCTGCTCGAGCTTATCAAGCAACACAAACCCGCAACTGGGGTTGAGCTTGCGCACGATGGCCGTGGAAACCTTGAGCTGATCCGCTCCGGACATATTGTCCCACTTGAAGCCGTTGTATGTCAGCTCGCCATCCTTGACCGACAGCCCCGGCAACGGAAGCTGTGCGGACTTGAGCAAGTCGGTTTTCTTTTGCCTGACATCTTCAAGCTTGTTTGTCAGCTGGCTGTACTGAGTCTGATACGCTTTCGCATCCTCTTCCGCTTTCTCTTTTTCAAGGTTGGCACGGATTTTAATGTTGATTTTCTCAACATTTTCAATGTCCTCTTCAAGCTCGGCGGTGCTCAGATCCTCGAGGTGCTCCGTCTCCATGTGCGCGATTCTGAGGTCATCCATAAGGCTCTGCTGCTCCGTCATAAGACGTTGAAGCTCAGCCTGGATTCCGTTTATTTTGCTGTTGACGGCGTCATAGTGATGCTGTATCTCGGCGGCTCGGTCACGCTTACGCTTATTCTCGGCGTTATGCGCCATAATACATTGCTGCTGTTTGATAAGCTCGGATGCGGAAATCAGCTGCTCCGGTACATCCGGATACTCCGTCATCTCTCTAGCATACTTGAGTTTCTGATCGGCTATCTGTCCAATCATGTGGCGCTTGTTGTAGAGCTCCGTCTCGTCGTGCTCAAGCTGTGCGAGCCTGTCTCCAACACCGATTATGCGCAAAAGTGTATTGGCTTTTTCCTTGTTTGATGCGGTCATGAACCTCGGCAAATCAAGCGCGAGCTGAGAAACGAACTCGTTAATAAGCTGCTGACCGCCTTTTCTGCCGGTAGGGTCTGTGACCTTCAAGGTGCTGTTCTTCCCGGTGCGCTCCACTATGATGCCGCTGTCCATTGTGATTTTGAGATTGGGCGGCAGTACAGAGCCCTCACGCTGTGGCTCTGACGGACGAAATCTATCGCCCCCAAGCGCCCATGCAATGCTGTCGAGCACAGAGGTCTTACCCTGACCGTTACGCCCGCCTATCACAGTCAGACCGTTTTCGGTGGGCTCGATTTTGACCGCCTTAATACGCTTTACATTCTCGAGCTCAAGGCTGTTTATCTTCATTTGACATTAGTCTCCCTTCGTGTTATCATGATGTTGAGGTTTTACCTTTGCCGTCTTCGCTGCCCACTCAGCGTTGGCGGCTTTTATAATATGCGCAGCCGTCTTCCGTCGGCGGCGATTCGCGAAAAATCCCGGTCTCGTGGGTGTACATACATGCCGTGCCGTCCCAGCCGCCGCACGGCGCTGCCATGCGTCTGCGCCAGTCACAGCTGTTGCAGACCGCCATTTTGCGCCACGGGTCTCGTCCGCGCTTTGGCGCCGGTGCCGGTGCTGACACGATTACTTGCTGCCGCCGCTGGTCGGTCAAGCCAGCGAGATAATCAAGTGACACATCAAAATACTGCGCTATGTTCACCGCCATCGGCAGCGACGGACAGCTCTTGCCGTGCATATACGCCGATACCATGTTAGGCGCGGTGCCGAGTGCCGCGGCAAGGTCTTTCTGCGTGACTTTCGGCACGCTTTCGCACATCAGGTCTTTTAGCCTGGCAGCAAGGATCTGCACATCGAACGGGCTTTTAGTTGTCTGGTTTCCCATTACGTTTTGTCTCCTTTCTGTTTAAAATTTTTGCTTTGAGGTCGTCCTCAAAAGCTATGAGCTTGTCCTCATGCCAAAAGCCATAGATGATAAGTACGACGACGGCGATTTCAAACACCGTCTGGATTGCAAATTTCAGTGCCATTTTCTTTCTCCTCAAAAAAACTCATTTGTCTTTCGCTCCAATCGATATATCTGTCCTCCCACTGCACCCCTATGTAGTCCAGCACCCTGCCCCAGCCATATCTGTCATTGGTCTTTGGGTCGGTCACGCATCGGTACATCCAAAATTCCCACTCTTTTTCGTTTTTCTCCCGAAGTCGGTCAAATCGATGTGGGCGTTCTTCAAGGTGTATGCCAAAGCCGCACATGGAACAGCCCGTCCTTTGCGCTCCTGTGGTGTACAGCTCTCCTATGTCACCCTCCCACCTCTGATTACGCGACTTAATCTCGCCGTATATTTCAGGAATTGGAACGTTTAATTCTGTCGCAAGCTTTAAAAGGTCTTGTCTCGTGAATATTGCAAACGGGCAGGATCTTATGGATGTTTCCCCGAAATAATTGCATCCATTGAGCATTAGGCTCTTCTCTCTTCTGCCTCCCTCCGAAGCCATAAGACCAAGAAACGGAACACTGTTGTGCTCTTTAGCCCAATCATTACAGGGCTTCTCCTTGAGGTAATAACAGCATTTGTCACTCACAAGAAAGTTGGGTTTTTGATATTCAACGCCCTCATTCTCGTTTTCATATCCGCCGAACAAATTTAGCCATTTTTGCGGCAGTTTCATTCGGCTATTGGTACGGTTCCCGCCATATTCGCCTGTCTCGCCTGTAATTATGGCGTGTCTGACTGTTGCGTTATCAGGAGTGGGATTTTGTAATAGGTAGATTTTGTTTGCCTTTTCCTTGGACAGAACAGGAAACCCGAACTCCTGTAGAATCTGCGCCTTTGTCCACGGCTTACCATCCGAACGGAGCGCCGGCTTTAAGCGCTCAACACCGAGCTGCTTATGTACGCGCTGAATGCTTACATCTTCGAGGCTTGAGACACTCACAGCAGGAACGTCAATTCCGATATCGCGCAGAAATAGTAGCAGTGTGATGCTATACAGTCCTCCGACGGAAACATGGCAATTCAACCCCCGCTTCTCGCACTCCTGCACGAAAAACTCTGCAACCTCTCTCGCGTGAGCCACCTTCCGACCATATGACCATTCCTGTTTTTGTCTAAAAGCCTTAATCGTCCATACGTCGGCTTCGGACAGACCTTTTTCCCAGCCCACGTTACCCCTCCTCAAAAAATCGGTGCCCGCCGATGGTGCAAACATAGGTCTGCGACTCATGCCATTCGCTGCTCACAAGCGCCGGTGCGTAGAAGAAAAGTATCTTCGCGTCTGTCACCGTCTCGCCGGCATCAAAGACCGCGGCGACGGCTTCCCTCGTCTCTGCGTTCGGTTCTACCCGGCGGTCGGTGTAACCATACTCCTCAACTATCTCCGCGGGGCGTTTGCCGGTCTTTTCACACGCATCTAAAATGCACTGTGAGACCGCCATTTTGCCATCAAACGGCTCGATTCCCGATTCAGCCATAACAACCTCGCATATAAGCTCTCGCTCGTCTGCGGTCAACCGGTAGCGTGCTGTGGGTATCTGCGCCGATACCGTCGGTTCAGGCGCGGTAATCGGTTCTGTCTCCGGAACCGCTGCCGCCGCGAAAAGCAGGACGAGCGCCAGCACTGCGGCAATTGTTAAAAATCCTTTTGTCATTTTGATGTCTCCTTTCTGTTTTTGCCCTTAGCTCACCATAAGACCAATGTCTCCGCGCTTGAACTGCTCAAGCCGGTCAAGCCTAATGTGGTACGAGTACGACCCGCTCGGATTTTTGATCGCGATACAGAAGGTGCATTTTCCCTCCCTCGCGAGCAGCCTGATCTGGTGCGGCGGTATGTAGATAACCTCTCTCAGGTACATTGACGCCTCGTCGACTGACATAAGTGCCATTTTTTTACGCATGGTGTTTTCCTCCTTTTAATTGATGTAATATGGATTTTTTGTTTTTCTCCCCCGCCTCGTTTTCACGTTTAGCCATTTTGGCTAATGATTAGGCAAAAAAATATTCGTCTTTATTTCTGATCTTCAGAGCACTGGCAACGGCTTCTATCTCGCTCACCTTGAATTCAGACCTGTTATTTATCTTGTAATTCATTGCCTGATAGGAGATTCCGAGGATTTTCGCCAGTTCGGCCTGTGTGATTCCGGCCTCCACCATTTTTGCCTTCAGCTTATTTGTCGCGGTCATTATGTTTTTCGCCTCCTTTCTTTTAGCCGTTTTGGCTATACACATATCATAATTGTTATTAGCCAGTTTGTCAATGGTTTTCTTTAATTTTTTTCAAAAAAAGTTGACAAATTGGCTAATAGCTGATATTATTCAAGCAGGCGGTGATAATATGACAATCTATGATAGAATAAGAAAGTTAAGAGAAGAAAAAGGAATGTCGCAGCAAGAGCTTGCTGAGAGAGTAGGCTTCAAAACAGCTTCGGCTGTTAATAAGATTGAGCTTGGTCTCCGAAATATAAACCAGAGCAAGATATCTGATTTTGCGAGAGCATTAAATACAACAACCTCTTACTTGATTGACGGTGAAGATAACACCTCAGCACAATCATTTAAACTTTTTTCTCCCAATGTAACTGATGACGTGGTTACCTTTCCGGTTCTTGGCAGTATCGCTGCGGGGTACAATGAGACGGCTATAGAGGACTGGAGCGGAGAAACAATAGATGTCCCGCGCTCTTTTCTCAAGGGACGAAGCAAATCCGACTTTTTTGTTCTCAAGGTACACGGCGATTCAATGTATCCCACATACCACACCGACGATAAAGTCCTCATTCTTCGGCAAACCTTTGTCGAGCGCAACGGAGATGTCGGAGCCGTTATATATGATGGAGAATGCGCGACGCTTAAGCGTGTCGAAATTTTTGACGATATGGTGAGGCTCAGTCCGCTTAATCCTTCCTACCCACCCAAAGAATTGACAGGCGCAAATCTCGAGCAGTATCACATCATCGGCGTTCCTTATCTCCTCGTGAGAGAGATAATTAAAAACTAATAGTAAGGGTGGTTTAAGGTTTGAAAGAGAAGAATTTACATATAGGTTTGTACATAGTTTCTGCGATGTCGATTCTAACGGGATTCGTTACACTGCCTTCCGGCGGTATAGTCGCTGTTGTATCCGGTATAGGCGGTATCATCCTTACCGTGCTGTTGTCTAAGCGAACAAAGGAGCTTAACAAAACTATTAATGACAAAGACTATGAAATCCAGTGTTTAAATAACAGTGTAGTAAATAATACCACTGAACTTGTCGCACTCAAAAGACACCAGGAAGAGCTCGGATTTACCACCTACGATGAGACAAAAGCCGCTACGGATACATTGCAAAAGCTAATTGAGAGTTATAACCAGACCATTGAGAAACTCCGGGACTCTATACTCGAACAAACAGAGCTTAGTGAGAAAGCCGAGAAGCGTTTAAAAACAGCGCAGAATAAGCTTAACCGAATCAACGAACTTTACAGAAGCATCAGCTACACTGTCAAGGAATTCGGCAACGGCGCGGATATTAATCCTCTCGCGTCTGATCTGCTCGAACTCGATGACTTGCTTCCGACCGTCACCCTCAAGCTGCACTGCTTTGATGTCAAGGATCTCCGCAAGGCTTTCCGAGCAAATGATAAGCAGATTGAACAGGTCATGCAGACATACGCTGCGAGATACACTACAAAGACCAACCAGACTATCTACAGACTCATGGTTATTGCTCTTCGTGCTGAGCTTCAGAATATCCTCTTGAGCCTGAAATATGAAAAGCTCGATCAGGGTATCGAAGATGTAAAAAAGGTAACCGCTAAATATCTTGCCATTGCCGAGGAAGGCAATCAGAATATAGCCGGCACGCTGAAGAAGTTCGTCGGCGAAATAGAATACCTATTTATCAATGCCGTAAAGATAGAGTACAACTACTATGTCAAAAAAGAACAGGCTCGCCAAGAACAACTCGCAATCAGAGAGCAAATGCGTCAGGAAGCCGAAGATCGTAAAGCTCTCGCCGAAGAAAAGAAAAAGATTGAAGCAGAAGAAACAAAATATAACAACGAAATCCAGTCGCTCAAGGATAAGCTCGCCGCAGCCAACAGCGAAGAGGTCAATCTGCTTCAGGCGCGAATCCTCGAACTCGAGTCCCAGCTTTCCGATGTCGCAGTCAAGAAGGACAGCATAGTCAAGCTTCAGAATGGCACTGCCGGAAACATTTACATAATCAGTAATCTTGGTTCGTTCGGCGATAAAGTGTTCAAAATCGGTATGACCCGCAGACTCTATCCGCAAGATCGCATTGACGAGCTTGGCAGCGCGAGCGTACCGTTTAAGTTTGATGTTCACAGCTTTATATTTTCTGATAACGCCGTGGCTCTCGAAGGTGCCCTACACGACCGCCTTGATGCGCAGCGAGTGAACAAGGTCAACCGCCGAAAAGAGTTCTTCTATTCCTCTGTGGACGAGCTTGAGTCTATAGTCAATGAGATAGATCCGACAGCGGAATTTAACAAGACCATGATGGCAACGGAATTCCGTCAGTCTCAGTCCTCCGATGAGACATACACCGATGATTATCGCAGTGATGTTGACTTTGAAGATGACGACGATTAAATAAAAAAGAACCCCCGGTGTTCCAGCACCGAGGGCTCAGGCATCAACACACACCATGCGTATAGAGTGGATTGATATATTTATTATATCACCCGCTCTGAGGAAACACAAGTAAAGGAGCGGATTTTTTAATGGCAAAGCGTGAAAACGGCGAAGGCAGCGTATATAAACGCAAGGATATCAAGCGGCGTCCCTGGGTCGTCGCGTTGCCGGCAAGTTATAGCCTGGACGAGCAGGGCAAGATGATTAAAAAGCAGGAAATCCTCGGGCACTATGCATCGAGCAAGGAGGCAAAAGCTGCTCTGGCTCACTATCTCGAACACCCGGTAGTTGAAATCAATATGACCGTCGATGACTTGCACACATTGTGGCTCTCCCGTGCCGAATATAAGAACCTGGCTAAGCAATCAAAGGACTGCTACAACGCCGCATGGAAGAAGATTCCCGGAGATGTAAAAAGCATAAAAATGCGCGAGCTGAGAACGGAAGACATGCAGAAATGCATTGATGCATACAGCGCACAAAGCGGCACTTCGCTCTCGTATATAAAAATCACATTTTCGCGTCTTTATGCGCTTGCGTTGGAGAGAGACATTTGTTACAAAGACTATTCTAAATTCGTTAAGCTCCCAAAGAAAAAGAAAAACGAGATACATCCATTTTCCGCCGAAGAAGTGGAAAAGATAAAGGCCGCCGCGCAAGCTAATGTCCCATACGCCGATATCATTCTCATCCTGATTTACACGGGATTCCGTATTTCTGAACTACTCGCCCTTACTCCGGATGATTACATAGCGGATCAAGCCCTGCTCATAGGTGGTCTAAAAACCGAAGCCGGAGAGAATCGCCATGTTCCTGTTCTGCCGGTGATTAAGCCGTATATAGAAGCACTCGTAGCAAAGCAAGGTAAAAAAATAGTATGCCGTGATGACGGCGATGGATACAGCTCGAGCTACATGCGCAAAAAGTATTACGACTGCCTTGAAGAGATAGGAGTTAAGCGTCTATCCCCCCATTGCTGCCGGAAAACATGTGCAACAATGATGGTAGAAAGCGGGGTATCACCCGAAGCTACACAAATGATTCTTGGGCACGAAGAATACAGCACGACCTTAAAATACTATGCACTTGTATCAGACAAAACTCTTCATGAGGAAATGGCGAAGATATCTTAAAATCCGTAGTAATCCCGTAGTAACGCTCGATTTTTGTTTAGTGTTTATCGGCTACCACACACATCCAAGCTACTATATGTTGTGTTTTTCTCCGCAATTTGCTATGTGTATGTACTACATATTTGACTTTTAATCAAGGTGTCCGGAGTTCGAATCTCCGATGGATCACCAAAGGGAAGCCTTGAAGTTGTTGTGTATCAACGGTTTCAAGGCTTTTTTCATTTCTATTTCAATGCACCCGATTCAGTCTCGCATCTATTGTAAACCTAAAGGCGCTTTGTTACATTTTCAAATTGCTTGACACTTGAATCGGAAGCGCGTATACTGTGTATATAGCCATCGGTGCGAAACAGGAACCTGGGCAATTGTAGCCCAGCCTTCTGGAGTAAGCCGGTGACTTTTTTGCATTCATAAAGTATTGCAGTCTTGATTAACTCCTGTAGGTTTTCGTAATGGTGCTCTGTGTCCGGCCGTTTTGGTATTCATAAACGCGATTATATCTTTGGGCAAAATCTAAGGATGTACATCCTTGACAATTTCAAGCAGACCCGATATACTGATAGTGGAATCGGTAAGAGATTGTAGGGCATTGCCCGAAGCTCTGGTCTTCG